ACTCAGGCATTAGAGAATTTAACACCATGGTATATGAGATTAAGTGGTGTTTTTAAAACGTTATCGAAGTATATCTTTTTGGCTACAACAACTATTTCTGTTATTACAGCTGCTTTTAAAATTTGCTCTTGGGTAAAATCAATGTTTTCATCAGTTGAAGCTCAAGGATCGTACAGTCAGTCACGCCCACAACAAATTCAACGAAATGCTACCCCAGCACAAGCTCGAAGTGGTATAAGTCCGCATATCTACAATGACGTAGCTCGCAATACTGTTTTTATATCAGCAAGTTTTGAGGAAGATGTCAAGGGAGTTTGGACTCAAAAAAGTACATTAATACGATGTTTGGGTTTATTTGAGCAGTGGGCAGTTTTGACTGGTCATGAAGCAGAGAGCATTATTAGATGGGGGATTTCTCCTAAAATTCGATCATTGACATTTAGGTACCAACAATATATGTCATTCGGTAATCAACCATTAGATATTCCTATGTTATTGTCTGCTAAACATTTTAAATTTACATCTACAGATTTGGCGTATGTTCAGTTTCCGGTTTATACTCCACAGTTTCGTTCAATAGTTAATAAGATTTCACCATTAGCAGATCATACGGCAAATCATTTAGATGTCACTTTGGTTCGTGTTTCAAAGGTTGCAAATGTTATTAATACGTTCACTGCTAGGATTAAGGATCGAAGACAAGTTATTGTAGCTGCAGAGGATTATTTTGAGCAGAAAATGGTATGGGACACTTATTGTGTAGAATGTGATGCTTCACTGGCAAAAGGCGATTGTGGTGTTGTTGGTGTTATTAACTCTAACGCACCTATTGCTATGTTTTATCATGCTGGTTTGGCTGATCGATTGCATTATTGTATTCCTTTGATCCAAGAAGATATAAAAGCTCTTAAGAAAAATGAATTGCCTGTGTCTATGTTTATTCCTAATTTAGATAATGGTGAACCACGTATGGAGGTTAATGGAGATGTTGTAGTATTAGGAACAGTGTCAAAGAGACTTACTCCCTATATGTCATCAGAAACAAAAATTATACCATCATTAATTCAAGGAAAGATTGAGGATACTAAGGTAGAAACTCAACCTGGAATTTTATCATCTCGCGACCCACGTTGGAAGCATGAGAAAACACCTTTGTACCATGGTGTACAGAAGCACACTCGATGTCCAAAACCGTTTCAAACGGATCTCATTGAGCGAGCTGCTGCCCACTATTTTGGTATTTTAAGAAAGGCTACACCAGGTCGAATTATTGATAGACCATTAACTGTTGAGGAGGCTATTGTGGGTCTAGATTTCGATCATTATGACCCTATTGATTTATCAACTTCTATGGGCTGGCCTTATAATTGTGGTGAAAAGAAAAAGAAAAGTGAGTATATCACTGTTCATCGTGATAGAAATTCAAATGTCGTGGATGTTGAGATAAATGATGATTTGATGCGTGTTATTCGGTTGAAACATGATATGCGGGAACAAGGAATAAAAACGTTTGATATTTTCCAAGATACATTGAAAGATGAAAGAAGAAAACAACGAAAATTAGAACAAGCAGCAGGAACGCGAGTATTTTCACAGTGTGGTGCTGATTATTTGATATCAACTCGACAATATTTTATGGACTTTATTGCATCGTATATGAAACATCGTCATTTGTTGAAGCATGCTATTGGAATCGCTAGTGATGGACCAGAATGGGCGGAATTAGCTTATAGACTTAGTTCCAAGGGTTCAAAGGTCTTTTCTGGAGATTTTACGGATTATGGTCCACGTATATGGGCTCAACTAGTTTCAAAGGCATTTGAATTAATTAATGATTGGTATGCAGAACATCAAAGTTATAAGGACCAAGGAAAATTTGATAAGGATCAATTTATGCGCTATATGTTATCTCTTTCTGTTACACAGACTGTACATTTAGTGAATAATACTGTTTACCTTACTTTATGTGGAATTCCATCTGGACATCCAATTACAACACCTTTAAATGATATTGTTCATCACATGCTTTTACGTATGGGATGGATTGAAATTACAAAACAATCATTATCCATATATGAAGAAAATGTTGAAGAAGTTACATATGGTGATGATGAGTTAGTAAATATATCGGATGAGTTTGCAGATGTATTCAATTGTGTTGCGTTATCTCGGTGGTATTCGACATACGATTTTAAGTATACGGATGCAAGTAAAGTGGGTAACATTGCATATCAAACATTGGAAGAGGAGACTTTTCTAAAACGGACATTTAAAAAACATCCGAATAAAAAAGGAATGTGGTTAGCACCTCTAGATATATTATCTATAACAGAGTGTGCGCAGTGGGTATGGAAAAGCCCTAGTATTAAGGATGCTACATTATTAAATGTAAAGGCTAGTCTTGAGTTATCTTATGGACATGGCCCCAAATTTTTTAAATTGTGGTTCAACAAGCTTAAGGAGGCATGTCGGAAAGAAGGATTGGATATGCCAAAT